CGCATCTTTCTACTGGTGGTTGACGTACATACACCCAATATATCACCACCAATCTTATCTTCAACAAACTTCTTTAGATTGTTATATCGTATACCATGCATCATTGGAACACTATCGGATACAGATAATCCTCTATATTTGATAAAAGGTTTCATACCATCATATTGAGACACTGTTTTACTACTCCCATACAAACTGGTGGTTTCAAACAAACAAAGGTTCATACCATATTTCTTGTTAACAATCTCTCTAACTTTATGTGATGTACATATTGCGGATAATAACTTACCACCAAGATAATTGAATCCAAATGGTTGTGATGGTACAATAACAAAACCCATTATGGTAGAATCATTGAACTTCTTTGCCCATTCTGATTGCTGGAGCCACACTTGACCCAACATATCATTTCTAGGTTTCATATACAACAATGGTGAACCTAATCTGATAAATCCAAGAACCTTCTGAGTATTCTTTTCTCTAACAGCTAATTGGATATTTCTACCAACAGGTGCTTTGTTAATGTGTGATGATGTGATTTTCATCAATGTTTCCCAAGTGCCGTTTGGCATATTTTCAACCAACTCAATGTCCATATCATTAGGGTGCATTGTGAAGTCGGAAAACAAATCATCTTCGGGGGGAAATAAAGATGGTGCTATTGAATCCAACGACTTCATCTTTTCATCACGCATATATTGTTCTATGCTTTCCATGTTATCAAAGTATTCTTTAAACACATTAGAACAATGAATAGCATCTTCTTTACTTATTTTCATACTTTAAAACCTTCAAAGTTTTTCTTCTGTTTTGACGGAGAAAATTCATGGCCATGTCCAGCATCCACAATACCTGTTTGTGCTGATTGTTCAATATCATATAGTTTCATCTTTGCACGATCAATACCAATAGTAAATCTCTTATGATGTGTTAAGTCTGAATATCGATTCTTCAGCTGTTTTACCATAATTTGATTCAATTGTTCAAGTTCTTCCGATGATATTAATGCAAACATCATATCAGCTGTTGCCGGTAAACCAAAACTTTCACTCACATCTTCCATACCAGGATCAGATGAATTGAAACCACTTCTCGTAGTTTGTGTTGCAGTTACCAATGGTAAATCATATTCAACAGCCAAACCACGCAATTCTTCTGCAATAGCTTTAACATATGTGTATGAGTTTACATTAGAACCAACTTTCAATCTTGAACTACAACAAATGTTAAGATAATCAACAAAGATAATATCGGGTACAAAGTTGCGTTTAAGATTCAACTCATTCAATAAAGTTCTAAAATGAGTTGCTGAAGCTGATGCTGTTGGATATTCTTTGATTAACAATTTACCAATAGTATTTGAACGAACTCTGTTGACTTTCTTAACATAAGAATCTTCACTAAGTTCCATCAATTCATCCATAGACACATTCAATAAATTGGCATCTATACGTTCAGCAATACGTTCTTCTGCCATTTCCATAGTAATATACAACACATTCTTGCCTTGTGCCATACAAGCAGCTGCAACATGACACATAAACAAACTTTTGCCAACACCGGTATTATGAGAAGAAACCCCATTAGTGTAGTATCTATGGTTATCATGGTCTACTTGAATATCTACAATGGGAATTCTATTGCCGGTTTTAACCACATTGCCATGGACATAGTACCCAACATCCGTTAGATAAAATTCATCATGTTTATTAATTAAATCTCTAGCGTATTGCCAACCATTTTCTGTTTCAAATAAATGGTTCTCATTTACACTAACAAAAATACCAGAGTCTAGTGTAAGTATATATTCATCCCACTCACCTTTATCTACGAAAAGTGATACAGGAACAAATCCATCAGGAGAAGTGACTTCAACTTCACAACCATTTTTTAACATTTCATCTATTTTACCAATAGAGATTTCTTCTTCAATCCACATATTCGCCTCATCCAATAATATATAAATACTATTATACTACACTTTTTACATATGTCAAGTATTAAAAATGATGGTCGCGGGATTGCAGTCCCCACCACCACTAAACATCGTCAAACAATTTAAGGAAACTGTTATGTCCAGCACAACTATATATGAAAACCTATGTTCATCTAGAAAATTATACGAGCATCTATACAAGAAAGGTTCAGGATTACATAAGCACCACATATTACCAAAACATTCTGAGGGATTAGACGTGGATGAAAATTATACGTATCTAACAGTAAGAGAGCATATAATCGCACACTACCTTCTGTGGAGAATATATAAAAATCCTAACGATTTACGATCAATGAAAATGTTAGGAGCAAACTTATCTTTAGAATATAGGAATATCGTAGGTCTGTGGTGTGTTGTAAATAAAATAGGATTTTATAGTGACAGATTTACTGGTGATGAAAAATCTTCGTGGAGACTTAAAGGTCTTGAGACACAAAAGAACTCTGGTAACAAAAACTCTTTTTACTATTGGTCTACGGAAGAAGGCAGAAAAGAAAGAGCTTCATTAGGAGGCAAAGCATCATTACTTTCAGGAAACAACTCCGAATGGATGTATTGGTCATCACCGGCTGGTAGAAAAGAAAGAGCGGTCATGGGAGGTAAATCCCATCTCGGCAAAAAGTGTATGTATTATCCAGGCGACATTAGTTTTATCCGAGTATTACCGGAACTTGTAAATGAAATGTTGGTGAAAGGATACATTCTAGGATCACCAATAAAACCAAACAAGAATATAAAAATGGAAACTTCCAAGAGAAAGAGGTCGTGTACTGATGGTGTAACTATATTTGATAGTATTGCATCAGCTGCATCGGAGAACAATGTGTCACAAAGTGCAATTGTTCTCCGATGTCAGTCCAAAAAATCTATTTGGTGTTACTGCGATATCTGATCTTTATTTTCGTATCCGGATGAACACATCCAGCAAGAATCACATTAAGTGTTTTTGTTGATAAACCACCTTTTGTAATCTTGTTGAAATAGTCTAGGTCAAATGGTATCTTGCTTTCTTTTCTATGGTAATATTCATAACGGGCAGATGCATCTTCAAGATAATCATGTCCTACCGAATTATCAAAGGACACCGATAAGGCATCCGATAATATCTTTGGTATTGCACCTTTATCATTAGTTTTATCAGCACCATCCAATATGGAGATAGAACCCAATACCGCATTGTAGATAGACTTCTCCTGACAAAACTCTTCCGTTTTATCAATGATCCACTCTAACTTCGTTGCATCAGACTTATTGGCTTCTATTTCTCTAATGTAAGACTGAATGTTATCAACTTCATCTTGAGTAATATTCAGTTCACCGACAGCAATCTTTAATGACTCTACTGTTGGTGAATTATTATACTTTTGAGTAAAGTCAATAACTTCATTGAATATAACCTTTTCGGTTTTATTTGAAAAGTATTCGGTTTTTAAGAATGGTAATACCTTGCGTAAATATTCTTCATTATATATTAAATTCTTCAGTATCACTAATTCTAGATTCATCCACTATTTCCTGGTCCATATTTTTCGATATAATTTCCACTAACAATTTACCGATATAGTTCTTAAATTGTAAATCAGATTCTAGATTTGTAAACATACCATATTGTATCACATTATATGAGAATTGTAAATACATTTCTTCATTTTCTTCTTCAAATTTTACTTTATCAAACTTGAAGATGATATCAGCGTACGGACCAGTTAATAGTTCTATGTGAATAGACTCAGGATCATTTTCGGGTAGCAAGTACTTGTAGTCTATTTCCTCAATCATTTTTGCCTCCGGCGAACAAATCTTCGAAACCATCTTGCATAATTTCATCAGAGGCGACTTTATACTTATCTTGAACAAACGTTTTAAATGATTCATTGTTTAATATATCCGACCAAAATTCCTTAGTTTCAGTATCTTTAAATCTATACTTCTTATCCGACATTTCACCAGTTTCAGTATCAATTTTAGAATACCAACCGTTTGACGGCTTAACAACATGTCCTGATAACAAAGCAACATCTAATAGTCCAGACCAACGGCTAATACCACCATTAAACGAAACACTGATCGGTATCTTTGATTTTTCTCTAACATATCTAGATTTCTCTACATTGATGATAAAGTTGTATCCAACCACTTCCGCACCTTCTTTCTCCTGTTGTCGACCTAGGATGAAGATATTGTCTGCGGAATAATAACTTCCTGAGCCTCCTCCAACCACATCTTTAGGAAACATACCAATCTCTTTATATGTGTGGTTAACAACAACCATTGGAATATCTTTTAAGTTTAAATGTGGTGTTACCATACGAAACAATGATTTGACTTGTTTAGCTCTGGACATATCAGCAACAGATTTACCATCTAAAGCATCATCAACTTCTTTCTTGGATGCTAGATTGCCAATGGAATCAATAAGAATGATTAAATGGTCTCCACGTTCTACACCTTGAAGTTGTTTCATGATATCAAACTTCAATTGTTCAATATCTGTTAATGGTGTATGAACAACTCTATCGGTATCAATACCAAATGATTGGAAGTATGATTGGGGTGAACCAAACTCTGAATCATAGAACAACAATGCCGCATCTGGATATTTGTCCAGATACGACTTGGCCATCAATAATGAAAAGGCTGTCTTGAAATGTTTACTTGGACCTGCCCACATTGTAAGACCAGGAGTTAAACCACCATCTAATTTACCAGATAATGCAACATTGATAATAGGCACAGCTGTTGAAATCATATCCTTATCTGTAAAGAATTTGGATTGTGATAGAACTGCTGATTCTTTGATGGTGCTGTTTTTCTTGATTTTATCAAGTATACTCATTGTATAGTCCTATATTAATTAAAGAAATCATCTAATGTACTTGCTTTTTCGGTCTTCCAACCCATACAATCCAATATGACTTTAATCGGGTCAATAAAAGTCTTTTGATATTGCATGTTATAATCTACATATTTGTCTAGGCCAAACTCTGTGGGTAATCTACCATGATAAGATATGACTGTATCTTTTATCGGATTTGGCATCTTTAAATATGTAAACTTTAATTTTTCACCTTCTTGGATATATGGATATTTCTTATCCAAACCCAATTGTTTTAGATACAAATTATACAATATTGCACCCTTAACATGTATTGGTGTACCGGATTTATATATCGATAATACATGAGCATATTTTGCTAAGCCATTAACACCTCTAGGAAATGATATTTCTTCGGGTGGCAATTTAAAGAACCGTTCTTTAAAATCACTAATGAACTTTTGCACATCTTCTTCGGTACCATTCAACATGATATCAATAGACTTCTTCATTGTTTCACGAATAGCTGATGGTGTAGATGATTTCACCATTTCTAATCCTGTAACTTTGACTTTAGGTTCTTTGTACTGAACACCCTCGTTGTTATATACTTTAAGAATATATCGTTTCTTTGCAGTCCAGATACCCTTATTAGCTAATGCTTCACGTTTCATTACCATCTTTTGACTATATGCGTTCATATAATCAGCCAACTCTTGGTATGACTTATCAATAAATGGTTGTAATCTATCTTCACAAACTTTATCCATGAAATCAATAACTTTACTGGTCGGCATAGATATTGTACCATTAACGCCATAAACCTTATCAACCAATTCAGATAATCTTAAATATACCGAATCCGTATCCATATAGATTACATAATCAACATCAGTAGACTTCAACAATGTATTCATATATTCATTAATCTTATTGGCAATCCAACGAATAGATAATTGTCCAGCTGATGTAACCGCTGAGGCCAATCTTAAATCAAAGAATCTAAAGTATTCTGAACCCGTAGCACCATAAGCTGACACCAACGATTCTTTCTTGGCACGCTGTAGATTGTTATATCGTGCAATCTTCTTTTCCAACTCAAATCGTTTGGTTGGATCGGTTTCAAGTTGATATTCACTTTCAGTTGCCAACATGATGTTCTTATAATTGCTACGATGGACATACATATCTTCCACCATTTTTGGTAGAAAACCCTGTACATCAGTCCTAAAGAATTGACCATTAGGTGCAAATGTAACACCTTTCAATTTGGATGTATCAATCTCTTTATGCAACAATCTTTCAATATGGCATACCGAAACAATCTCTCTCATTTCTGGTGTATAATCAGCAACTTCAATCAATGTTTCTGGTGAAATATTGTACTGAATCATGATGTGTGGATATAAAGAATTTATATCGAAACTAGCTACCCAATCATGTTTACCTACTTGTGGATCTTTAACATATGCACCTTCGAAATCACCTTTCTCTTTATGTACATTTGGAGGTACAATAATATTTTGATTTAACAGATACGAATATGTCATTGAATCCCACATACGAGTTTGTTTAAACACATCCTCAAAGTTTGATTTTGTATCAAATGCAAGTGTTATTGCTAACTCCAACAGTTTCAACTTTTCTTCCATCATCAAAATTAGTTTAACGTCTTGTATGTTATATTCAATAAACTTTTGATAGTTCAAACGATATAATTGGTGTAAGTTATCAAATTCTTCATAAGACAATTTACTTTCACCAATAACAACATTTGCGATATTATCCAAACGATATGATTCTTGTGATTTGCCACCAGGAGCATACCATCTAAACAACTCCATATAATCTAATGAAGCAACACCCATAATGTCATATGCAATCTGAGTTCTACCCATAGCTTGGACAGTTCTTTCTTGTATACTATTCCATGGAGATAGTTTCTTGGTTAATGTTTCACCGAGAATCAGTTTGAATCTATTAACAATGTATGGTATATCGAAGAATTTGGTATTCCAACCAGTAAGAATATCTGGACATTTGATCATCCAAACTTCTAGAAACTTCTTGCATAATGTATATTCATCTTGGCATTTGATGTAGATTTCTTCGCCTTGGGTGACATAATCTCCACAACCAAATACATATGTACCATCATTGACGAATGTTATTGCTATTGCTGTAATGGGTTCATTTGCTTTATATGGATCGGGAAATCCATTTTCAGATCCAACCTCGATATCTATTACCCCAATAACAACTTTATCTTGATCCCAATCGGTCATATTCCTATGGTGTTCACCAATGAAAGCATACTCAAAACGAGTATTACCGTATACCGGTGAAGCATTAGAAACACCTTCAAACTGTTTAACATAATCTTTGGCTTCACGCATGCCATCGAATGTCTTCTTTTCAAGATACTCGTCTTTTAATGTTTTGAATTGAGTTGGTTTGTTTGATAGAATATATAAAGATGGTTCATAATCTATCTTCATTTTGATACGTTTACCGTCTTTTACTCCACGGTAAAGTATATGATTGCCCCATGATCGGACATTTGTATAAAAATCTTTTGACACATCGACTGAATTACTCATTGATTTCCTAATTTGATTGTAAAAGTATATTATAACACGATATTTCTTCCTGTCAACTTTACTTTAGTGCAATCTTATTATCTGGAACGATAAGCCCAGAGCCAAATATGTTTTCATAGTTCTTAATGAAATCAGCAGCTGGTAGATATGAATATACGATATGAATAGTTTCAAAACCAATCTCTAGGTCAGATTGAGGTTCTGAGTGAATTGGGAAAGGTGAGAAACCAATTTGAGTGCCACCATCTTGACCTTTGACGATAGCAATACCAACAGGGTTTTTTAAGCGCATACCTTGAGCGTTATTAACAGCGATTTCACCAAGAACGTCTTCGCCGGTAACTAATTTTATTGCGACTACTTGCATGTTTTCTCCTAGGGATAAATTGGAGCGGATATTCAGGAATCGAACCTGATACTTTAGTTTGGAACTAACATGTAACCATTACACCAAATCCGCATATAAGATATTATAACATATGATATTAAATAAGGCAAGTTATTTAATAAAGAGGTACACTAAAGATTTTAGTGTACCTTAACTACTATTTTATGCTGCTTGTTCTTGCATCTGAGGAACTGCTTGTTGTTGCATTGAATCGATAATACCACGACTAAGTTT